CGTTATCGATAAAAGCGCCTTTATCCGGAATGTCTGCGCCGTGCTGCTCCCTGCGCAGGTAACGGTTATCACCTTCGCTCCTGCTGTAAACATCCAGATTATTACGGGCGGTTCCCTTATTCTCCAGGTCTGCGAGATTCTGATCCTTCGCCAGGGCATTCACGTCACCGGGACCAAGACTGTTTTTTGTGGCAAGCGTCCCCAGACCAAGATAACCACGGGCCAGACGCTGGGCCTCCGCACCGGCATCAGCAATTTCTTTCAGGTTATTTTTCCGGGAAAAAGCATTCGCAGCGATAATGGCTTTAATGGACAGCGTAAGCTGGTTTAACTGCGCCTTATCCGGCTGAATACTGGCTTCAGCCAGAATATTCAGCAGTTCGGCCTGGAGAATATTCAGCCAGTCCTGACCAATCCAGCTGATACCTTTTTGTCCGTCACCTTCGGTAAACCAGGTGGTGGTATTACTCTGCGCCGGTGCCAGCGCAGGCATATTCGCCACGCCGGAATTATTATCAACATGAAACATTAAATATCCTCCTCTTCGTGGCTGTTTGCATACACGTAAATAAACGTCTGCCATGCAGGCTTATAACGATTCAGAATACATTCCAGCGCACCGCCTTCATAAATACGCAGCGGCGTGAGAATATCATCCAGCACATTCATATTCCGGTAGCCGGTTTCACTGTTAATCGTGACAATACTGACCCACTGCGAATCCGGTGATGGCTGAATATCAATCTGATAACCAAACTCCGCCGCAAACCGGATATAAAATTCACGGTTCAGCGAGGGCTTCATCCGGTATTTATTTCCGGCATAACGCTGTCGCTCCGTTATGGTGGCTCCGGCCATATCACATTCAGGAAGGCCGAGATAACGCTCCCAGTCTTCCAGCAGCAGGCGCGACGTGTCAGGGAAACGCTCGGCAAGCAGCTGTTTACCCGTCCAGGAAACACGAGCTGTCGAATGACTGAGGCCCAGACATAATGATGCCAGTACGGATGACGGACGCTTGTCCCATGCCAGCCCGTCAGGCAGTAACTGCAACAGGGCGCGCTGATGCGGGGTCAGGGTTACAGCCATGTGATTTCTCCTACCGTCAGCAGCTCACTGTCTCCCGCCTGAACTGACGTCAGCGGACTGCGCACTTCAAAATCCTCCAGATTTTTCACCCCCGCCACTGCACGCCAGAAAGACGACGGCAGAACCAGACCGCCGGGCCGGGATTCGTTGTATAACAGGTCGGTCAGCGCCTGTTTTACGGCCGCCTGATTCTCCGGTGTTTTCGGGATGATCCTGATGCTGAAGGGCACCGGCTTATTGGTCAGCTTAAACACGGTCACCGTCGGCCCCAGAGGCTGTCCGACAGGCTGGCCGGTCGCTGGATCATCATGACTGCGGATATAATCCGCCACCCGCTGAACATCACCGTCACCGGGGAAAATATCCGGGTTATTATCCTGAACGAACGTTACCCCCACGCTGCCCGCCTGCGGCCACTCCGGGCGGCACCATGCCCGCGTCACGCCCGGCACTTCACGCGCCCAGCGTTCAAAATCATACTGCGTGCCGCCGGACGGCGGATTCTGCACCCTGAAAACCAGACGGGAAAGCAGCTCCGGCACGGTTTCCACATCCGCACCACCGGTGATCCCCGTTCCGGTCACCGTGGCCGTCTGGTTGATCCCCGCCTGCGGTGTGATAAATGTCAGTTTTGTCCCTGCCGGGGCATTTCCCGCACGACCGGCACTTTCAGCTTCCACACTGACATTCAGCGTACCGGCCTTACCGGTCAGTGAGGTGGTGATACGGTAAACCACGCCATCACTGCGCTGGAGAAGCACACCTTCTGTGATCCCCGCATCCGTGGTCAGCATCAGCTGAACCGGCCCGTCACCCCGTGAGGCGGGTTTACGCATAACGCCCCAGAATGCACAGTGCTTCAGTAACTCGGCTTCATCGGCTTCGGTCGGGATGATCTGACGCGCAATCCAGGCCAGATGCTCATGCTCCTGAGCAGATAACCCTGCCTGAGCGTAAGCAATGGCATTCAGGGTGGTTTCATTCACACCCGGCTGCGAGCCGGGCAGGCGCTGGCTGATATCCTGCTGTGTCTGCGTGATTAACTGTGCCAGCGGTAAAGGCTGATAAGGCATTACTCCCCCTTAAAATCAGCATAAAAAATCATGGGTCTCACTGAACCATCAGGCAGGGTTATGCGCACCGAAAGCGCCAGCCGCGCGTGTCCCACACGTTCTGCATGACAGACCACGGATGACGCCACGCCATCCTGACTGAGCCAGCCCAGCGCCTCATCCGCGTAAGCACGGGCACGGCTTATCACGGAGGCCAGCGTTTTTTCCCGGCTGAGAAGCCACAGACGGGAGCCAATGGGACGCGGGCGAAAACTGTCTCCCCACCATCCCCGGCGGTCACGCGTACCGTCAGGGATTTCATCCGATGCCAGCGCCCGGCGGTCAGTAAACAGCGAAATCAGAACGGCCGTCAGCAGACTGTCATCCGTCAGCAGGTCGGCACCGTTCAGTTGCAGCGAACCGCATCCCTGATCCCATACAATTGCAATATCAGCCATTCTCCGGCGCTCCTGTCTTACTGCCTTCGCCGTTATCATGATGCACATGACCGGAATACCGTATCCCGGCAATAACGGCATCTGACATCGTGAACAGTCCCTGAGATTTCCCCGTACCATCAAGCGCGAAATTCCCCTTAACATGCAGGTTTTTATCCACCGTCACATTGCCCGTAAAGGTGGCTTCCGGCGTATCCACCCGCATCCCATCGTCGGCGTAAATCTCCAGCATTTTGCATGTCACAATAATGCGACCATCCTTTGTTAACCGTATCCGGTGCCCCTCATGGTGATACACCCCCGTATCTCCGGCAGTGAGTCCGGTCGGACGGCTGCGCCGGTCTTCCACCACAAGCACCACAGTCTGATCCCGCTGTCCGCCCAGACAGGCAAAAAAGGTTTCTGCGCCCGGCAGGGGAACGCTGATCTGCCCGTACTGCTGGGGGCGCTCCACATCATCAAAGGTTTCGCCGTCCATGCCGGTGAGCTGCACATTCTGCATTTTCAGTTCGTCATGTGTGCCGGTCAGAACGCCCCGGCCAAACAGCAGGCGAATACCGCGCGTTACCGGGGCAATCAGGCGGCTGAATACTTCATCATTCATCAAAGCTGATCCCCTGTTTTTTCATCTGCTGGCGAATAAAGGCATCAACATCATCACCGGAACCACCGCCACGGCCTTTGCTGTCCGGCTCTGCCGGAACGATAAAGCCGTCACGCGGTGCCAGAACCAGCCGGGTGACTTCCCCGTTCTGTTCATCCAGTAAAAACTCCACCTGACAGACCAGCAGTTCAGTCTGTTCGATACCGAAACGCAGGGCTGAAACACCGGTCAGCAGATTGACATCCCATAACCGGCCATCATCCCGGAACCAGCCACGCACGGTGGCAGAAAACCGTTCTGAACGGGCAATCGCACGGCGCATTTCACGCAGGGCACGCTGCCGTGCACCGGTGGTGTCTGTCTGTTGATCGGCGAGGATGATTTTCGGCCGGTAGCGGCCGATCTGCTCATCACTGATGACGCCCACAGGTGCTGCCAGCCGGGCGGCGGACTCGCTGTCTCCCCGTTTGCCACCACCGCGCCCGTGTCCCCGGACACGGTATTCACTGTATCGTCCTCGCCAGTCCGTGTTGTAATCGGCATCAAGCAGGTTATCTCCCAGCACCAGTCTGTCCGTCTGCTGGCTTCCTGCCTGGGTGAACACCAGATCGCCGTCAGCATTACTGGTCACCAGCACCCCGCGATGCCGGGCAGCACGGGTCAGCGCATCCGCCACGGTTTCTGAGTTTTCCAGCGTAAAAGAGCTGAAAGGGCGTGCAGCCGTGTCGTCGTCAACCTGCCAGCGCACAGCTATCCCGAAGGGCGCACATAAATCTGCGGCAATCTGTGCCAGCGTCCGGTTGCGCCACTGGCTGCCGGGATGGATGGCGGCACAGTCCACCAGGTCGCCGGTTTTATCCCGACCGCTGATGCTGATCTGATGACGGGTTGCACTGATCCGCTGACTGACCTGATCCAGCCAGCCACTGATGACCGTCTGCCCGTTAATTCTGAGCGTCAGGGACTGACCGGTCCGCAGGGCTGAGGGGATGCGCTCACCGGGCAGCATCAGCCCCAGTTCAAACGACCCGGCCAGATGCTCCAGCGAGCGACGGACGCTGACCGTCAGCCAGCCGGAAAAAATACTGCCACCGATATACAGTTCAATCCTGCTGCTCACTGATCACCTCCACGCTGCGGCCCCCCGGAACAAAAACCGGATCGGAGATATTGTTTCTGCGGACAAAATACTGCCAGCGACTGCTGTTGCCGGTGGCACGGTACAGCGTGACCAGTGCCGGTTCGGTGGTGCGAACCATGACCTGAAAAGCACCGGGAAGATGCACGCTCCGTGTGGTTAAATCTTCTGTCAGCGCAAGCCCTGCATCACGTAATGCAAGGGCAGTCCCTGTATAGCCCTGTGCGGACAGATCCAGCACCTGTTGTTCCATGGCATCGCTCAAATCCCGGTTGATACGCTGCACATCAGCAGAACTTTCCAGCCATGCCAGTCCGCCCGAACGGTCAGTATCCTGAACGTGCGTCGTATTCTGCCGGATGACCTGATCCAGCAGTTTTCCGACCGTCTGTGCCTGCGACACCAGGGTTGCACTCTGCATCACGCTCCGCAGCAGACGGATATTTTTCTGTGCCGCAGGCGTCAGGCCAATCAGGCGCTGTGGATCATCCTGTTCGCTGAGGGTGTAACGCAGGGAGGAAAGTGTACGGTACAGCTGCGGCATGGCCTGCTCTGCCATGCTGTCACGGTTTGTGGTCAGGCTGCCGGACGGCGTTCCGGCTTTTCCGGTCAGAGACAGGGAAGGATCGCCGGGCAGCCCGGTCAGCACGGCAAACATTCCTGCCAGCGATTCAGCCATGCGACGGGGCGCATTAATCAGGGCGGCGGCATTGCCTTTCAGGGCAGTAAAACTGGCCGTAAAGGCACTGATATCCTGCACAATCCCCATCCCCGAAACGGCATTCTCCAGTGCATCAATCTTATCGCTGATGGTGTCGGTCATGGCCTGTACATCATGCAGACCGTCTGAAATCACCGTCCAGCCGTCTGAAAGCGTGTTAAACAGCTGATTCATTGCTGAGCCGCTTTTCTGCTCCAGCGCAGCTGCCGTATCTTCTGCCACCGAAGGGGCGGTATCGTCACTGGCGGGGATCACGTTGATCGTGAACTCAACCGTTCCCTGCTCGCTGGCGTTATAACGGCTTTCAAAGCTGTTTATCAGCACGTTTAACGTGCCGTAATCCGGGTGCATCAGTTCACCGGCACCGGGTGCACGCAGCGCATCACGCAGGCGGCTTCGCTGTGTCTGAAGATCGTCTCCGGTCACCAGAACCGTGAATGTGAACTCCGGGAGTTTTGGCCCCAGATCATCCGCACCGCCGCTTTCACGCAGTGGGTATTCACGGCGCACAATGTTACGTCCGCCCCGTTCCCGCTGCTCCTGATAAACCAGGAACGGCACACCACGGAAGGAGCCACGCCCCGGCGTGTCAGTAGAGGCCATAGTTCCCTCCGTTCCAGACGTTCACATCAAGACCATGCTGTGCGGTATCATCCACATCAATACTGCGTGCCCGCCAGCCTTCAGGGGCCACAAGCTCCACCCGTGCGGCGGTTTTCGCGGTGGCCTGTCCGCCGTTTTCGTCACTGCTGCCACGCAGTTTCTGCCAGGCCTGCGTCAGCCAGCCCCCCAGATAATCACCGAGATAGCTGCCCACCGTGGAACCAATGGCAACCCCGACCGGACCGGCAGCAGCCCCCAGCGCGCCACCGGCGATACTTCCGGCAAGGGAACCCACGGCACCGGCTTTATCGGCTGCGCTGGCACTGCTGTCCAGCAGTACAGGAGCCGCCATGGCACCGGCCCACAGGGCACCACCACCCAGCCGACCGGCACCACGGAACAGCCCGGCAAAACGCCCCAGCCCCATGCGGTTTCCGGCCGCCGTTAGCAGACCACCGGCACGGCTCATCATACGACCGAAGAAGCCCTGTTTACCGGCGCTCTCCGCCAGCTGCTCACCGGCGGTCACGACGGTCGTGACACCCCGCCCGCGTCCGGGACCGCGTTTTTTACGGCCGCGCACGGTTTTGCCGTCACCGCTGACCACCACATCCCCGCCAGCTGATGCCAGGCCCCCAGCAGGCCAGTTGGTGACCAGCACGGGCTGAACGGCTGCCGGATTCACCCCGGTAAGGAAATTCAGGAAGCGGCCAGCGCGTCCGGGCTGCGTTCCCGGCACAGTGGTCTGCGGTTTGCGGAAGGGCGACGTCAGCACGGAGGTCATCGCCATACCATAGCGTAAGGGGGTTGCACCGAGACGTAATGCACCCATCCCCGCAAACCTGAGCACCTTCAGCGCACGGGAGGCGAGATACATATACATCAGGTACTTCGCGGCGGTCTGCGCACCCTGACCAATGCGATCCAGAGCATCGCCATAACCGGCGTCGCGCAGTGCCTGAAGCGTTTCCCTGACTTTCTGAATGGCCCGGTAAAAGCCGGTTGCAGCGTCTCTGGCATACTCGAATCCCTGATTCAGGGCTGAGGCCGTCTGTGTGGCCAGCTTATCCTGTAAGCCGCTTTTCTGTGCCGCATCAGCATAATCCAGAAAGCCTTTCAGGCTCTTTTTCAGGCTGTCAAACGGTCCCTTTGCCATCACTTCACGGGCAAACTGATCCCAGACGTCGCCCATCATGGACGTCATTCCCGTCCAGGAATTCATGGCGTTTTTCTGGGCACCTTTTGCCTGTTCGGCCATCACCTGAAATAACAGGCGAATGCTGTCCGGCCCCAGTTTTCCTTTTTCGCCTTTCTCACGGATGATCTTCTGGTTTACGCCCAGCTTATCGGCCAGTAACTGGTAAACGTTAATCCCGTATCCGGTCAGAATATTGGCGTCCGCTGCCTGGATACTCTGGCGGGCAAACATCTGTTTGAGTTGCAGGGACGCACCCTGTGCATCTGACAGTGACCAGCCGTGATAGCCGCCCTGATCCTGAAGCATGGTAATAAAGCGACGGGCTTCCCTGTCACTCATGCCAAACCCGCGACTGGAGGCGTATTCCTGCATAACCCCCGCCAGCCCCCAGGTGGTGTCTTTGGCGTTCTGTACTGCCCAGGCTTTCACTGCTTCCGTTTTTGCCGTATCGCCATGATTAATGGCGTTGAGACGCAGAATATAGTTCTCCATCTCTGCGGCCGGGCGGATAAAGGCTTTATTAAAACCGTAGACCGCAGCCCCTCCCGCCAGCATCCCGTAAAGGTTGCTTATCCGCCCGATGGTGCCGGTAATGCTGCCCTGCAGGCGGTCAAAATCTGACGTTACCGTGCGGATGCTGCCACGAACACCGGCAAGCGTTCGCTGCATACGGGAGCCGACAAGTTCTGTCTCCTGACCGGCACGACGGGCTGCATTTCCAAGACCACCCAGGCCTGTCCTGCCGGAACGGGAGAACGCCCCCAGCTCCTGTGACCACTGGCGGGATTTGGCAGAAATATTGCCGAGTAAATCGACAATCAGGGAGGCTTTCAGGTTTTTTGCCATGGATTACTGCTTCGTTCTGAGAATTTTTTCGGTCTGTCGGCAGTGCCGGTAAAGCTGTGATAAGGGGAGGTTAAGCGCCCACTCCGGGCCGCTTTTTGTCACCATCCCCAGCACAATTGCGGCTTCTTCAATCTGATCCCGGCACTGCATCTGGTCGCCCCCGTTCAGCGACCAGCTTTCCTGCCATCGCGGAATCAAGCAGGCTTACCGCCGCCATCAGACGGGAGAGATCGCGCTCGCTGAGTTGTCCAATCTGACGCGGAGACAATGGCCCCTCAATCTGGCCGACAGCGGCAATCTGACGGCGCAGCAGTGCAATGCCGCGCAGTGCCGGTGAGGCTATCAGAACCGGGCCGCCATTTCGGGTTTCCATAAGACGCTCGGCCTCGGTTTCCGCGTCAATGCTGTCTTTCGCCGTCAGTTCGCGGAAGGTGACGCGGTATTCACGGGATTCACCGAACGGCAGGCCGTCGAGCAGATCCACATAGCCGTTCGCCAGCTGTTCAGCCAGTCCGGTGGTGCGGGGATCGCCGTCTTCAAGTGCATCCCGGATAGCCTCCATCACGGCCTCGTCAGAAACCGCCGTTTTTTTCTTACGTGTGCTCATTACATTTTTCCTGATTACTGGACACGGGTACTGGTGGCGCTGGCGAACTTCGCGGAGATATCACCGCCACCGTCAAGCGAGGCCGGTTCACTGCTCCAGGCCTTCGTCATCATGTGGACTTCACCGGTATCGGCCACAAACTCAATCGTGACCGCAGTCCAGGTGTTGATTTCATCGGCAGCCGGTGAACCTTCTCCGCCAGCCGGAAATTTACAGTCCAGCGTCGCCTCACGGGGTTTCTCGCGATAGCCGTAAACTTTCGCGCCTTTCACCACTTCACGCTCAAAGCCGGACGGGGAGAACGTGGCTCCCTCAAGGGTGGCGTACTCCTGTCCGTTCACACGGATGGTGGCCGTGCCCTGATGTTTATTTCCGCTCATGCCTTACCTCACAAAATGAAACGGATCTGCGCGGCCATGAAGCGGAACTGGTTAACCAGATCCGGTGTACACATCACATCCAGACGGTTACGGTCTTTTGTGTTGCGCTCCACGAGCAGATTCTTTTTAAAGGTGTCCAGATTTTCGACCAGTCCCAGATCCACCCATTCTTCCCCCAGCGCAATCAGCTGGAGCGTCATAATCTCCGGCGTCACAATATTCTGACCGGGCCGGACGGGGGTGCCGTTATCGGCCAGTTTGTGGCGCGGGAAACGCTGCGTGATAAAGGTGCGCAGGGAATAACGCAGATATGACAGGGTGTAGATGGTTTCCACATCCAGATAGCTGGGATCGCTTTCGCCATATGCATTCTGACGGTACATCGTCACCTGACGTTCAATCTGCACCACATCAGCGGCCGCGACGGTCACCGTGGACATGCCGGTATAAAGCAGGCTGTTTCGCTCTTCCCGTGTCAGGCGATCTGATTCCGCCGGTGCCAGTCGTGCAGGCAACGCCAGCGTCTGGAGTGGGCGGGCAGGATCGGCAGACAGTGACGGCGCACAGACCGCACAAATGGAAGCTGCCCAGACATAATCCGGCTCCGGTGCCTTCGGAATGGAGGTACAGGTAAACAGGAAATCATTACGGGACTCACCAAAACTGGTTGCCGTGCCGAAGGTGCCGGTATGCGCCATCCAGACCATACCGTCTGACATTTTTACCGGTCCCCAGCGTTTCAGCAGTTCATCCGCCAGAATTTTGAGATTCGCCGCATCCTTATAGGGCATCACAATATAGTTATACTGGCGCGTCCCCATGGCAGCGATGCTGTTGGTAATATCCGGGTTTTTCGGCGCGGTGCCTCCGGCAGTGGAAACAACAATCCCGGCGGGTGTCACTTCACCGGAATAATAATTCAGCCGGATATCATGCACGGAGCATTCGCCGGTAAATTTTGCCGTCAGGGTGATCACTTTTTTTGTCTGATCCTGATTATCCGGGGGGACGCTGGTCGTGGCGCTGACCGGACAGTCCTGGTCTGCGTTAATCATCGCGGCAAGCGCATCCGCCAGAAGATTACCCGGTTTGCCCTTGCTGACGGCCAGACGGTAAGGACGTCCGGCGATATAGAGATTCAGCACATTGTCTTCCGTTGCTGTACCGGAAAGTGTGATGGTGCCGGGTGTGGCCGTGCCGGTGCCTTCCCCCTGTGCAATGCCGTACAGCTCCGTATCAGGGTTAATGGCAATAAACGCTGCCACCATCTGCGCAATCATGGAGCCACGCCCCCAGAGTTCTGTTGCCTGAGACGCGCGGGTGATACGGACAGGAGAATCAACAACACCAAACGCATTACGGTTTCGCTGACCAAATAACAGCACCGCCTGACGCTGTGGCGGCGTGCCGGTCACGGCCATTGAGTTATTGATTTCAATCTGTACCAGCGGGATGCGATTGTTATCGCCGATAAAATCAAAGTTAATCATCAGGACGTCCCCTTATCTGATGCTGCGGGTTTTTCAGCCGCCGCCGCAGGTTTTTCTGCTGCCGCTCCCGCTGGTTTTGCAGCCTCGCCGGTATTACCTGTTGTGGCAGCCGGGGCAGGCTCCGCCGTTTTATCCACCACAATGACGTCACCATCATTAAGACGGCGGCACCAGAACGGGGTGAAGGGTTTCTCTTCCCCGTCCTGAGAGAGCGGAGTCATCGTGTCGGGATCGCGAATCAGGCATCCCGGCGCAGGTTTAATAAAAATGGTTGTCATCTGTTATTCCTCTGACAGTCCGGCGTTTTCACCGGCGGCAGTTGCACCAGGCAGACGGATGTGTGCCTTAAATTCCGGCGTGCCTTCCGGTTCGGTAAAGGTTTCGTAATGGCGCAGGAAATCATCCAGCGAGCTGATATCCGTCAGCGGGTCGATCATTTCCTCGCATGAGAAATAAAGGGCGTACATCACGGCACCGCTGTCTGCCTGCGTTTCGGTGTAACCGTTAACCGCCTTTTCAAAGTAAAGCGGTGAGGTTTTTTCGGTTCTGAAGCCGTCCAGCACGGTAATCAGGCGGGCCACAATCTGATAAAGCCCGGGACGGCTGACCTCACGGCCATTGAGCATGTCGCCGATGACGTAGAACACCCAGTGGCTGACCAGACGCCCACGGGTACGGCCTTCACCGGCACCCAGCCAGGCAACGTAGATCGCCGGGGCGCTAATCAGCATGGTGCGCAGCACACTGTCGCTCCAGTCGCCGGGATGCGTGTCAACTGACACCAGTTCATTCCCGAAATACTCACGGATGCGGGCGATGTATGCCTGTTCGGTTTCCGTAATCATATAAAGCCCTTCTGGTTGCGCCCGAACACCGCCGCATCAGACTGCACCTGCGGTAAATCCCCGGATTCAGGGGCCGCACCGTCTGTATCCACGCCGACCGGCACGTTACCGTTCATGACATCTTTCAGCCATGCCAGCGCCTCACGGTAACGGTCACGAGCCTGATCGGATGCCCGCTGATCGCACAGGTAATAAAAGGCAATCGTGCAGCAATGCTGAACAAGGACCGCCGGAACCACCGCCAGCGGTAGCGTGTAACGGGAAGACAGGTAGCTGTCGATAAGGGCTGACGCATCTGTCAGCGCCCGGTTCAGCTTGCGCGTATCCGGTTCATCCGAACGGGGCACAGCCAGTAATGGCCTGAGCAAATCCTCGCGGTAACGCGCCCGCATATCGGTTTCGGTGGCGTAATTCATGCGCGCGCCTTTTTTTCCTGTTTAGCTTTATTGCCGGTCTTTTTCCGGGCCGCATCCTGTACGGCTTCGGCTTCGGCTTCGGCTTCGGCTTCGGCTTCGGCTTCGGCTTCGGCTTCGGTTTCGGCTTCGGCTTCGGCTAAATCTGCACCGGTCGCTGCATGAACCACACCCGCCACGGCTCCCGCATCATCACCAGTCGTCTGTAGTATTCGTACAGTGAGGCATGGCTCCGCTTCCAGTCGGGCAAGCTGCTCCGGGGTGACGTCAACCTGCTGGCGTCCCCGCATGAACAGGAACCCCGCACGACGAAACTGCGCACGACTGCAACGCACTTCTGCCAGAACCGTGACAGGATTGTCACCACTGACCTGAAGGCCTGAATCATCTGTTGCTGCCACAGTGTGATGTTCATTCATATTTGCCCTCCGCAGGGGCCGGGCTGTAAGCCCGGCTAACCGTTTACAGATAATCCGCGACAACCAGCTCCAGCTTGCCCTTCATCTCGTTAGAAACAGTGGTGTTACCGTCCGCGAACAGTTCACGCTCCAGCAGCTGCACCGCCTGTTTTTCCAGCGAGGTGGGGACAACAATATGGGTGGGTTTGATGCCGAGTTTGCGGCCACCGTCAGCCTTAAAGTCACGCATGGCCGACCAGCCGTGCCACAGCGCATCCAGCGTCAGCGGTGACTGCATCATGTAGGCCATCTGCCAGAAGCCGTAGCCCACATTGCGACGGGCGGAAGCACCGAACACAAACTCGTTATCAGTAAACGCACGGCCTTCATCGACTTTTGTCTGGGCAACCAGTTCGGCCTTGCGGCGATCCTGATAAATCAGCGGTTTTACCGCGCGGGAACAGTCGAGCAGATACCAGGCCGGGCCACTGTAATCCGCCTGTGCACCGACAGAGCCGGTTTTTGCCACAAACATATTGCTGACCATCTGCGCATCACCGGAGCCATCCACTTTGGGGTAAACCGGGTGTTCGGTATCAAAGAAGTTCTGGCCGTCATAGCAGGCCGCACTGATCCCGTCACGCAGTGCAGCAAAGACCAGTTCATCCGGTTGTGCCGCCGCAGCGCGCCCCATTTCCTGGAATAACGGGGAGTAGATGCCAAGATTGTCGTCTTCAAAGTCATCGCGGCTAATGGCAACGGTGCCTTCAAAGGTTTTGTTCACGATGGCGTAGCCATAGGCTTTCATCTTCTCGATGACGCGGGAGCCAATCCACTCACGGAACTGCGGGAACTGCCCCAGCCAGCCGTAGGTGTTGGATTTCGACGTGGACGGTACGGTCATCGCAATTTTCTGGTACTGAGACGGAGCCATGGACATCCCGGCCTGAAAATCAGAACGGTAGCCCGTCATCAGGGCGGTGATCATCGCCGGTGTAATCGGGGTAGGCATTATTGCATTTCCTCTTTCATTTTCAGGAACTCGGCTTCGGTTTTACCCAGCAGATGGGCGGCCGCGATATCTTCAGCCGACAGCGCAGCGGTGGCAGTCTTTTTATCCGGCACGGTCACGGTGTCGGTCTGAAGAGAGGTCAGGGCCGCAACTGGCTGGCGGGCGTCAAGCTGTGCAGAAAGTGCCGCAACGCCAATCTGCCCGCCCAGTTGTTCCAGATAGCCGCGTTCACTTTTGAAGATGCGCCCTTCGGATTCGGCCTTGTCCAGCAGCTGCTCCAGCGTGGTGCTGCCGTGCTGCGCCGACAGCGCAACGTATTCGGTACGCAGGGCGTTATACGTCTCAACGGGCACGTATTTCGTCAGATCAATAGTGCCGCCAGCCGGTGTGCCTTTTGCGGTTTCCAGCTCTGCCGACAGGCTGGCGACCTGTGTTTTCAGGGTGTCGTGCGCATCCGCACGGGTTTTGAATCCGGTAAGGGCAGACAGCGCCGCCGTGCCCAGTTCCGGCGTAAATTCGTCACCGTCAGCCACGGTCAGACCGAGCGCCGTCAGCAACTGGCGTAATTGCTCATTCATGGAGGTGTCCTTTAAAGGAGGGTTTAAGGCGTTATAAAGGTCATCCGCCGACAGTGCGGCGACAGGATTCATGCCAGTCAGACCGGGGTCACCGGTAATAGCCAGCATCCGAAGCTCAACAGGTTCACCGGTGATTTCGTCATAACCAATCACCGGGGAAAACCAGGGAAACTCATTATTGCGCAGATGTTCAATGGCTGGAGGGTTCCACTTCGGACGCACTTCAAAACCCCGCTCTTCACTGAAACGGAAGTTCTCCGGCGATGCCATGACAAAACCGGCAGCCGGTGCCGCATGCCCCTCAATCAGTGACTGGTGGTTATAGTCAATCTTCACCGGCTGATTGAGTGCCACGACCCCGGATACCATGCGCTCAACGGTCGCACGGTTAATCAGCCAGCCTTCCGCCGGTTTTTCCGGGCGACCGTCACGGGCCTTTACCCGACCGGCTGGCATGATCTGACACCAGTCACCGTCCCCGTCTGTGGACAGGCTGATGGCATTCAGAATGGCATAAGCAAGTTTGGGCGTGTTTTTCGTCTTCATTCCGGCAGCATAAGCCGGTGTTTTTCAGGGCCGGTTTTGCGGGACTTCAGAAAGTGTTTTCAGGGGGGGATGAGAAAGGCGCTTCACGCAGATTTTAAAGCCCGTTAAATACAGGTTAGAAAATCACGACACGCGCCTGAAGGGGGTAAGGTAATACGTTTGCATACCTTAAACCATTACGGCGTTTCTGTGGCCTTTTTAAAGCGTTTTCTGATTTCGTCCATGATCTCCTGTTCTGCCACCTGATCAAAGCCCATATACGGACGCGCACCAATGGCTGCTGGTCCCGGTGGCATACCGGGCAGGCCACCCCACTGATGAATGGCCGCATAAGGTTCATTTGATCCAATCAGCGCCCAGGTATCGCCATAATCCGTGGTCAGGCGGCGGGCCAGATCGCCGTTCAGCGTCAGGATTTTGCCGGGCGTGTATCCCTTACGGGTACGCCAGTTGCGGTAAGGATCTGACCAGTCATGCCAGCGTTCGCCGTCCGGCTCTTTTTCCTGTTCAAACGCCATTTCTGACGATGACAGAAGACTCGCCGCCACACTGCGGGCCAGGTCTTTTCCGCCGCCCACAAACTGAAGTCGGGCAAACACCCGCTGGAGACGCGTAACGTCAACAACGACAGCGGCATCAATGGATGACATATTGCCTCCGCATAAAGGATGAATATAAAATAAACAGGCGGTCAGTGTACGCTTAACTGGTAAAGTCGGTGCCTGCCTCCGGGTGGATCATGTATGCGGGTTCGACCCCCGCCACTGACCGTTAATCAATTTGTCCTTCCAGCACCTCAAGCATTCCGCCCCGGATATCCGATTTCAGCTTATCCATATTGATAACCCGGTAAGCATTCACAATCACATCCAGTTTGTCGGGCTGACGTTTCAGACTGTACGGTGCATTAACGGCAATCTGCACACTGCCATCCTTATTTTCCACGATATACATCAGATTGTTGTGCCGTTTGTCCCACAGCACCGCTTTTGGCTTTGCCAGCATTGCCGGTAAGCGCCCGAAGTCCTCTGGCATCAGGGCGATGCCGTCATTCTGATGTTTCACACTGTCCGCATGGAGCACATTTTTACCGCTCATCGCCAGCAGACGGGCCGGTGGCGTTCCCGTCCGGCTTTCCACCGCCTGAGCAATACTTTCGGTCATAAAGCCCAGCGTGCGGATATCGTTACCACCTCGCCGGGTTTTCATGATGTTTTTTGCCCAGATGCGGAACGCCAGCTGCCGCTCCGGGCTGTTATTCATCTCCTGCACCACCATTTCCCGTAACGCCGGGCTTTTCACCTCGATCAGTTTACGGATAAGCGCCTGGTCTGTGCCGAACGCCGCCGAGCCGGGGTTATATGACCAGCCCACACCCGGCGTCATTTTCACTCGTCCATTATCAAACGTAGTGGAAGTGGTGCGAAACAATTCACCTGAGGCCTTATCTGTACCGGCATCCACTTCATGGGTGTGCATATACGATGCGCCATAGCTGACTGTCAGTCCCATGGCTTTCATGCGGGCGGCAGATAAAGCCCGAACACGGCACCGGCATTCCCAGTCATTAGGGGGATAATGCGTTTGCCAGAATACATCATCGAAACGAAAAACCAGCAGATGCAGTTTTGCGTGTTCTGGCCTCGTTCTGCTGTCTATGACGGCCACATACTGCCAGAACGGATGCGTGTCCGTGTTGTTCATCATCTGCGTGTAACGCCCGGCATTGTAAGCCACACGGGTGTTCACGTTGTAAATCAGCGCCAGACGACGGGGACTGCCCAGTTGCACTTCTTCCGCGTTACCGTCGCTGTCCACCACCACCTGCTTTCCCCACCATCCCAGCTTTTGCAGGCGTGGCGTCAGCGTGCGGATAAATTCTTTCTGTGAAATTCCCTCATCAATGGCCCGCTGCACTTCCGCCTGTAGTGTGGTCAGTACGTCCAGCCGTGCCACTTTTGCTGCCGTGAATGAGCGGGCGTGCACATCCGCGTCTGTTTCGAACCAGTTCCAGCTGATATGCGCTCCTTTGGCGCGGAAGTATGCCACCGCCTCTTTTGAGGGAAGCGTGGCGGCATAACCTAAATCAATCCCCTGAGCCATCCAGCATCCCCTTCATTTCCGCAGCAAACATGGCATCACTGAGCAGCGTCATCAGGCGGGAATCATCCATTTCACGATAAAGGGCAGGCAGGTCTGCCAGCGCATCCGCCAGCCCCCGCGTTCTGATGGCATCAATGACCGGCTCCAGCACCGGATCGATGGCCTCCTGTAAGCGGCGGGCAGGCACCGCGTCCCCCATGTCGTCCAGTTCATCACGCGGTGTGCTTTTCGCTTCCGGCAGTCTGGCAGCCAGCGCCGTCTGTTCTGTCTTTTCCTGTTTTTCCGGTGGCGTTTCCCTGTCATTCTGTGCGGGTTCATTGCTGCTCTGCCGGACACGGAAGATGGCTTCACCGGGCGTGGGCTGCGGAATACCGGTCTGCTCACGTATCCAGGGATCAGAAATATCCATCCCCGTACTGAGCTGCATCACCGCACTGGTGATTTTGGTGATATCACCTGGTTCTTTTGTCTGGAAGCAGATACGTGGCAGACGGCGGATATCAATAGTGTGCGTGGTGTTCAGGGCGTACAGCGGATACACCAGATCGCGGTTCAGGGTTGCAGCCAGCTGTCGTAAATCAGAATCCCTGATTTCCCGGCGCACCTCGTTATGTACCTCACCCAGTGAGCGCGCGCCTTTGTCTCCGGCTTCCGTGGTCAGCGTGCCGCCGAGTATTGCTTTGGAGATGGAACGCTCCCCCCACGAAATCATGGTTTCAAACGGATCGGCCTGACCGTTCGCTGCCGCCTGGAACTCCAGCGACATCCCGGCCGGGATGATCCCGCCTGTACGTCGCCCGATATCCATCACCGCCCGCATCAGGGCACTTTTCTGCTCCGGTGTTGCCCCGGACGGGTATTTCCCGACCTTCATCGGCAGGCCGTACACCTCCAGAAATTCCGCCAGATCGCGCACGGAATAGTTTTTGAAAATGAACGGCCAGATAAGCGTCCGGACAAGCCCGGTTGCACCACCATAGCCGGTGCGTGAACGCGACTGATGCACTATCCAGCCAAATGGCTGAAACGCCACCCCGGAATGGCTGCCGTCACGCAGCCGCAGTTCGCTCAAATCATCCGGGTTAAGGCAGAAATGCCCGCTGTCACGCCAGCGGATGGCGCGGATGATGTGCATTTTACCGAGCATCCCGTGCTCAATTTCCATGCAGGAATAGCCCTTCAGGATGGCATCCGTGGCGTCAAACAGCATGGCATCAAACCAGTCTGCGGAATGCAGATATTCGTCGAGCATTTCCGCGTCCTTTTTCTCATTCGCGCTGGCGTTCGGTGGCGGCTCAATGCTCCATGGCACCCCCTGAATGGCAAGACGTCGCTTGCCCAGCTCCGCAAAAAGGTGGGTGTCCTTTTCTTCAATGTCAGCCGCCAGATCGGACTGGGCAATCAGGTCGCCACGTTCAGCCCCCCGAAGGCACTGCGCCGCCCGGTTCGGGGTGATACCCGAGGCGGGATGCTCAACATAACGGCTGGCAATCTGCGGAATATCCAGCGCGGTACTTTGCATCTCCGGGTCAAAGGAGAAAGGTTTTCCGTCAAGATCAATAATGCGTCCCACTACCAGCACCCCCGATCAAATTCATGATATGCCTCATCGTCATCACGATAACAGCCCTCCATTGCCCGCGACCGCTCCGGCAGCGCCTGACAGGCTGATTCATCCAGGATGAAACCCTCCATGTATGACGCCCGGTTTGCCATACAGAGTGCCACGGCAAAATCACCATGGCGGCGGGCGTTCGCAGCCGTTGCGTTCTGGTCCTTCGTGCGCCCCTTGTCGATTTGCGGGATACCATTCACCACCTTCACATGGCGCAAATCATCAAGCGTGGTCTGATGGCGGGCGACGAGGATATTCTGATCTTCAAACTCGGCTTTCAGTTTTGGCATCCACTCGCCGTACCACTTCGGCGACAACATCACGCAGTCGATGATGTCCGGGCCAAAGGCCAGCAGTGCGGCCTCTGCCAGATAGCCGCCGTTACCGGTGGCGTCGAACGCCGCACCGACCAGCGCCGGAACGCGGGTCAGGATGTACATCATCACCTGTTCCTGCTGGGCATACGGCAGGTTGCGCAGCTCCACGCGAAACACCTCGCGCTTTGCCAGGAGTTCGGTGATTTCCAGCAGCACAAAGCAGGACAGGTCACCGGTGCGGGCAAAGTCTTCCCCGAAGCTGAAGCGGGAACGGGGATTTAATTTCTCTGTAAGCGGTTTTAAATGTTCTTCACACCAGGTTAAAACTTCCGATTCACGCAGCCATGCGGCACGGCTGATGAAGTCGTCCGGAGCTTCAAACGTCAGAATCGGGATGTCACGAATCATCGCCATTTCAATAAGCGCGTGGGGGATATAGGCACCGCCGGATTTTTTCGGGATACAGCCGTATTCCTCGTCGGCATCCTCACGGGTCGGGGCGTTTTTGTAGAGATCATCACGCCATTTCTGCTCGCTTTCCGGTGACCATTCCTGATCGGTGACGTAACAGATACGACGGTACAGCCCGTCCGCAATGGCATCATCCAGGGTTATGCGGTGGACGCTGTAATCCTTGCGCCCCTCGCGGGCTTCCTGAATGTACTGATTAAACAGATTATCGACGCCGTTATGCGTGGAGATAATACGCACGCGCGCGCCCCACATAGTGAGCGCCATTGCCGCCTTGAGAAGTTCATCCAGCGACTCGTGGAACGCGGCTTCATCAATCACCACATCCCCCTGAAGGCCGCGCAGGTTTGATGGACGGGAAGACAGTGCCTGAATTTTGAATCCACTGTTCGGAAAGCGGATCATGTAGGTCAGAATTTCTTCTTTTTTATCCCGATCCCAGAAGGTCTGTTCATACACATCAGCATCTGCCAGCTGGTTAAAGGCACGGGAGAACAGCGCGCAGGCAGAAATATATTCCAGCGCCATCTCCTGCTTTGATCCTACATAAAACACATTACGGCCACCACGCCGCTTCGGTTTTGCGGCGGTAATGACGTTACGCCCGGCTTCCGCCCAGGTAAGACCGGTGCGTCGTGATTTCTCCGCGATGCAGACCTGACTTTCATCCGCAAACCAGCGGGCCTGATAATCCAGAAACACCGGCATATCACCGGGCAAATCAAGGCTGTCCGGCACATCCACGCCCAGCAGGGCTTTTTCACCGGCCAGATCAATTTTGCGGGTGGTGACGGTATTCGTCAGTAAGGGGGAGAGTTCTTCGGCGTTATTCATCAGGCTTTACCCAACAGAATCCCCTTAATACGGGACTCAAGCTGTTCACTCATCCCGTCCACGCCGCGCAGCTCATCGGTGACCGCGTTCGCCATCTCTTCAGCAAATGCGGCCCGGATTTCTTTTTCACGCTTAATGCTGCGCTCGGCGGCACTTTCCGCACGCTGTGCCGACAGGAGGATGTCCTTGATGAGGCGCATATCCACATCGCTGTCGCTGTTCAGGGATTCGGTGGCAGCACGCAGACGGCGGTACATCAGGGCGCGGGACATCTCCAGAATCAGTGCCGTGGTTTCACCGGTCGGTTTGTCCCCCAGTTCGGCCATCATGGCTTTTGTCTGCTCGCGCAAATCACGCAGGTTACGGGCAATCAGTTCATTACGGGAGGCTTCCCGGCTGATGGCCGCCGGTGAAAGCTGCTGCTCTTCCGGCAGGCCTGCCTCACGGATCAGACGGTTGATTTCCTCGCGGATCTGGACCTGCGTCAGACGTTTTTCACGCAGCATTTCCAGCAGCGGCTTACGGATGCTGTCGGGGAGCAAATCCACCTTGCGTACACGGCCACGCGTTGGCTTATCCATCGTTACCCCCTTGCGCGTGGTTTCTTCACACCCGGAACGGTGGCGCGGCCTTCCGCCACATCCTGACCCCGGCCGGTCAGCTCGGCGATGAAATAACCATTAACGAGCGTGCGCTTACGCACCAGCCCCTGCTCGGCAAGCCAGGCAATGTGGGTATGCACGGTGTCGCGGGACACGCGGTGACCGTAATCATCCAGACAGTCCTGAAGCACAGACTCACCCAGTTCGCCGTTGTAATCCGCCAGCGACCGCAGAATGACAAGACGCTGATCTTCAGTAATGAAATCACTCATTGTGTTTTTTCCTTACAGCCTGCTCCAGCAGCAGTTCGTTCTGATGGGAGACGGATTTCAGGGTGGCATTGGTGGCCTTAAGCTCACCGCGCAGGGTGGTGATTTCGATATTGAGTCTGTTCACCTCCTGCTGCGTGGGCAGGCCGGAAATACGGTTCTCCACCCGCTCAACCCGGTCGGAAAGTTTTTCAAAGGCCTCGCGGGGGACAAAGGTTTTGCGCATCAGCGCCATAAAAATCCCCCCGGCCGTGGCCGTTGCCGACAGGATCGGCACGACATAATCTTTAACGATGCTGACCCACATGACCGGCCTCCATGATGTTCTGGCAGTTCACACAACGGATGGCATCCGGCACGGCAACCAGACGGGCAGCCGGAATGTCACCCCCGCAGTCCGCGCATACACGCCTGCCCGGTGTTTCCGCCACCCGGCGCTTACGTGTCAGCCGGTCACAAAGGGCGCGTTCTGTTGCACGCTCCATGACTGCCTGAGCACAATCTGAATCATCCATACCTTTTTCCTTACTTCGTCTTTCCTGCCGGAACAGCAGTCGTTCCGGCCATATCAGTAAATTCATGCTGTCGCTGTGTCTCCAGACGGCGGATGCTGGCCTTGTCCACGTTGCAGTTTTTAATCACCGCCAGCAGTTGCAGGTTGTAAGTGACCGATGCACCAAACGTGAACGGCTGCGGCGCGGGAGGGACCAGGCAGTCAGCCAGCCATTCAACGGGGATCGGCACCGGCGGCACAGGGACGAATTTCACAGACGGCCCGCCGCACCCGGTCAGCCACATCATCAGGCACAGGCACAGCGGCAGCAGGCACCGTTGCCAGTGACCGGCGGACAATGCTCTGCTGTTCCTCGCTGTGCTGCATGTTCTGCTGTTTTTCATTCGTGGCCGCCTTACTGATTTGTGAAATGAGTTGCAGGGTGCGTTGCTGATTTGCCAGTACCAGACGGGCTTCGTCCCGTTCACGCACAAGCACCTGGTTATTGTCCTCAAGGCGCTGCGTCTTCTGGTGCATTCCCCATACCACAGCAGCCAGCACAGCCATTATCCCCAGCGCCGCCATACACCCTCCGGCAATCAGGGCCGGTAAGGGATTATTCACCGCAGCCACAGCACACCCCGGAGCACCACAACGACACACAACAGCGCAATCATGAGTGGTCGCCAGAAGCGGTTCAGACTTTCGGCAAATCGTAGCGACATAACCATTCATCCGCCGAACGGCGGGCCTCAAGACCGGGGAGTTTTACTCCCTTTGAATAAATCCAGCGGATGTACTGCTTACAGGACGCGGGCATCTGCCCGGCATTGATAAGGCGCAGGAGCGTGGAGTTGCGAAAGTTCGTTTCACCGGCCCAGAAAATCCAGGAGGCCAGCGCCACCGTCTGACCACGGGTAAGCGGCACCTGAACATAACGATCAATGGCCGCAAAGGCCCATTTCATGTCCTTTTCCAGCAGCGCCAGACATTCTTCATCAGTTTTTGTCATCCCCGGTTTCACATCCGGGCCGGTATGGCCGTGGCAGATGGTGGGGGTGCCGGTGGGATCAATGTACGTGGTGTTTTCTTTCCCTTCCCAGTAGCCGGTGTAGTGCGTGGCAATGGTGAACGTCCCGGCTCCGGCCAGAACAAGGGCAATCAGCTTTTTACGCAGTGGCGCGGGGAGTTTTGGCATTGTTACGCTGTCTCATGGTGTTCTCTGAGTCAGCGTAACCGTGGAAAAAAGGGGGCAGGATTTGCGGAATATCAGAAAAGCCGTGGCTGCGTGCGTTCCTGATGCAGGCGACGCTGGTTGCGGATAACGGAGTAAATCTGCGTCTCTGACATCTGGTAGTGGCGGCGCAGGGTTTCAATTTTTTCGCCCTGGCTCCAGCGGGAAAAAATCTCATTATTGCGCAGTTCGGTGAAAAGGGATTCACCGACCGGGAGATAATAACCACGCCCGCCCATGTACCCGGCCTGTGCGGCCGCAACTTTACGGGCAAGCATTCCCGCCTGAGCAGGTTCAATCCCCTGACGGTGCAGTTCAGCACTTATCACATCAACCAGGTCACGCAGTGTGCCGGGCCAGTTCTTTTTCAGCTCATCATCAGGAATGTCATCCAGACGGTCAATCAGCGCGTGCAGCTGTTCGCTGTCACCAAACATGCTCATCTGTGTTTCAGCCATACCCGCCTCCGGTCATCATTACACAGGGCAAGTTTAAAATAAAAATCCCGCGCTGTGGC